ACGACGACAGCGCCGTACCGGCACCACCGAAGGCAACCGCGTTACCGGTCGCCAAGATCTCGCCCGAAATGAACTCCGAAGAGTAGTTCCGGTCGAAGTCTCGGGGGAAGACGTTCCCCGCCTGCGTTCCGCCCTTGCTCGACCCATAGACGTAGTCGAGATAGAACACAGCCCCTACCGGAGCTGTCATCGGCTGAACGGAGACGATCTCGTTCGCGATGAGGTTGGGGAAAACTCGACGAAGAATCGGGAAGATGAACTTGGTAAAGCTACCAACGTTCACCGTTCTCGTATCCTCGTTGAGATTCAGCAAGTGCTGAGCCTCATTTTCCATGAGCAGAGCGGCGACTCCAAGGGAGTACCTCTGCTGCTCGGTGCGGTCCGGAATTCCTTCGAGGAACTCGCCCCATTTGGAAATGAGGGCGCGGACGTAGCCCTTGTCGGCGATCGTCCGACGAGAGTCCTCTGCCAATAGATTGCGAGCCTCGACGCCCATGTTCATCTCCTCCGGTTTGCCTGCTTACTGTTTGGCGTTGTCGCCCATACCCGAGAGCCTTCTAAGCTCGCCGAGTGAGACGCCGAGTTCGCCGTAATGCCCAGTCCCTGAACGTGATTTCGGGGATTGTTCCTCGTCCATAACGGTAGGACCGTGCCCGCCCCGCGTAGCGGCGCGAACTCGGGACCGAACTTGTTCGAGATCCTCGGCGTCCCGCGCAGGTTCGCGGAACTGAGACAGAATGCCATCCACGTCTTGACGAGACTGTGGATTGGCGGATTCGATCAGGGGTCGAATCTTGGCTGCCTTCGGGTGGTTTGCGAGCCGACTCTCGGCGTAGACATTCAGCATGAGCTGCTTGTTTGCGTCGAGGGACTTGTCCAGCGCCGAGCGGAGCTTCTCATTCTCTTCGCGCAACGAACGCTCGGCCTTGACGGCACGAGAGCGCTCCTTCTCTTTGCGCGCGTGGTCTACCGCTTTTTCAGCTTCGAGTTGCTCCGAGAGCTGCTCTTCTTTTGCGCGCTTCTTTTCGAGGTCCGCACGTACAGACTCCACCTTCGACTTCAAGTCGGTAGAATCCTTGTAGTTGTGAACGTCGCCGATGAGCTTGCGAATCAAGTCCGCATCCGGATCACCCGCGATGTGCCGCTCGATGAAGAACTTGTAGCCCGCCTCTTTTGCACACCGGGCTAGCTTGGCGTTCTCCTCTTCCAAATCCTTGAAGTGGAGAGCGTTCTCAGCCAACTGGCTACGAAGCTTTGCAATCTCAGCGTCCTTCTGCTCCGTAACTGTCCGCGCATCTTCCGGCAGAACATAGGGACGAAGAACGTCTTTGATCTTGTCGAGCGCGGTACGAGCGCCAGCGACCGCAGGGTCCGAAAGCAGCTCGCCACGAACCTGCTCCACCACCTGAGCCCGAAGCTCGCCAAGACGCGTCAGAGTCTCCCGAGCAAACTCCTCACGAAGCGTAGCCTCAGCATGCCCACGCTCTTCGCGCTTGGCATCCTCAATGGCGCGAGCGAACTTCTGAGCCATTTCCGCTTCGGCGTCGGAGTCGCGATCCATGTTTTCCTCTTTGTGCTCGTAGAAGACTTCGGGGAACGCGTTTTGGTCCGCCGGGTCCGCTACGAAATCGAAAGTCACCAATCTGTAGTCGTCTCCAACTACATCATGGCCCTTGTCATTCGTACGCGTCGAGCCGTACCCACGCGAGCTAATTCCGACACGACCGCCCGCCTGAAGAATGGCCTTCAGATTCCGTCCACGCTCTGTGTCCAGAACCTCCGCCTCCCCAATAACCAGACCATCTTTGATCTGCAGATTGGTAAGCAGGTGAGAAACACGCGCCAACTGCGTACGACCATCACTGGGATGATCTAGCTCGCCGTAGAGTTGACGGCCCTCCATCGCCTTATTCAGACGACGAATCTCGCGCTCCCACAGCTGCCCTGTGTAAACACGCTTGTTCTCTGTCGGAATATCGCAGCGGGCGAACTCACCACGAAGACGAACTTTCCCCTCACCCGCTTCCCCTTCAACAAGTTGAAGAGAAACCGAACGCGAGTCCACAAGAAGGCGGTTAGGCGCCTTTGCGGGAGCCGGCGTGGAAGCCGGTGTTCGGTGCGGGTGAGTGTGGATTTCCATCTTTGCTTTTAGAGAGCGCAAACTCTCAATAAGATCGCCAGCGAAAGTTACTTCGGAATTTCGTATACTGCAACACCGACTTGTTCTTGTTCTTAACTTTTCTGTCGATAATCCGAAACGGGCTCTTTTCGAAGCCAATTACTTCTCGTCGACCACTCGGATAAGCGGTGCGCCGAACTCTCGGCGCCTCGCTCAAATCCTCTTCACCACTCAGTACATTCTCCCGCCGCGAGCAATCGCTCCGCCCGCTCCGGACGAGGTGCCGGTCGATCCGCCCTTGCCCTTCTTGATGAGAGCTGTTCGGGGAAGAGCCTCGGGCAGCTTCTTCGCGTCCTTCGGCGGCTTCGTCACGAAAGGGCCGGGCTTCCCTTTGCCGAAAGGGAGGTACGTTGCCTCTTCCGCGTCGCCCTCCGTATCTTCCTCTTGCGAGAAACCGGAGCCGGAATAGATGCCACCAGTCGGACGACCACGACTCTCTTCCTTGTCGCCCTTGGTGTCCTTCTTGTCGTCATCGTCGTCGTCATCGTCGTCGTCGTCGTCGTCGTCATCGTCGTCCTTGTCAGCTTCCTCCAACTCGGAATCTGCCTCCACGACGTCCGAATAGAGATCAAGCCCGTTGACCAACGCGTCCATCTCGCTGCGGAACTCTGCTTCGAGCGCTTCGCCGTCGATCTCCTCGTCGCCCTCTTCAAGAGCGCTGGCGATGTTGGAAGCCTCCTCCGACAGACGCCCAAGCGCCTCCGAAGCATTTCCCAAGTCCTCGTCCTCATAGGACTCGGCAAAGTTGGCAAAGCCTCGGCAGAGCATCTCCGCGATGATGCTGACATTGGCAAAGGCCTTAACAGCCTCATCATGCCGCGACGCATCGATCGACTCCATGATGGAGTTCACATCTTCGATGAGCGAGGATGCACGACCCAGCGGAGTAGAACGAGACTCGTGCTGCGCATGCTGCGACTTGAGACGGGTCTTTCGAGAGGCCTTCGTCCCCCGAAACTTGCTCACAGCCTCCATCACCGCATCAGCACCCTGAAGCTCGGACTCTTCGTCAGACGACTTCTTCTTGGCGAAGGGGTTTTCCTTCTCGTCATCGTCGTCCTTGTCGTCGTCCTTGTCGTCATCGTCGTCATCATCGTCGTCGTCATCGTCATCGTCGGCTTCCGTCTTGGAGCCGCCACGACCACGAAGTTTGTCCGGCATGCCACGAATGGCTTCGGACTGCCCTCCTGGTGTCGTCGGAAGCTTCGCCTTCGGCTGAGCCTTGCCCTGATGCTGAGGAGCTTCGTCCGTGGGATCTTCCCCATCCTCGTCCGGATGATCGCTCATCGCACCAACGTTACGGCTCCCCTTCCCCTTCGGCTCACCCGAGGGCGCGTCGTGCTGTGGGGGTGAAGGCTGGCCTTCCTCATCGAGGAGACCAAGCGCTTTGAAATCCTCTTCGAGGCTGGTGACGATTACCGGGTGGCGAAGCATTTTCAACCTTCCTTGGTGCCCGTGTTCTCAACGAGGCTCCGAGACATCTTTCCGACGAAAAGTCCGGCTACCTCATAACGAGGAAGTTCGTTGGCCAAAACGTCGTAGATTTTTCCGAAATCGTCAACACCATTCAAAAGGCTATTCGCCTCCGAAAGTGCTTTTTTGATCCCTCGAAGGTCTGCAACGTAATCCTCCGAAAAGGACTCAAACATCTTTAGCGTCGCGTCTTTTTGCTCTGTTTTGAGAGCCGGAACCGCACCCTGAAACAGGGAAATGGCCTTCTCCGTCTCTGACAAAATAGAATCGACGCGCTCACCCAGATACTTCAAGTCTGAAGTAACCAACTCGCGATATCCGACCAACTCCGAGGAAGGAATACTCCCATCATAGAGACGTCGGAACTTCTCTCCCCGAGCAGGATGCGACTCCTTCAGCGTTTGAAGTTCGTCTTTCACGGTCGACTGAATCTGACCAAGACGCTCGGCGTAAACCTTCTTCCAGCCCCGCTCACCCTTAACGAGGTTCGAAAATGCCTCGCTTATTTTCGCAGGGACCGGTGCAGGCACACGCTCTTTCACGAGCGGTAGAATGTTCTTCAGGTGATTATCGGCATTCGACTTCGACCCTGAAAGGAACGCGTCGACATACGCCTGCGCCTCTTTCATCACGAACTTGTCGAGCGTCTTAGGCGAATAGGCCGGCACCGAAATCGCTTCAGCAGAGATCGGAGCGATTTCGCCCTGGTCCGTCTTCTCGAACTTGACCCGGAACACCTGCTCATTCTCAGAAAGAACGATCGCGTATCCGGAGAAAGTTCCAAGCACCTGAACAGGGTCATTCGATCCGAAAAGTCGATCTCTCGACTTTTCAATCGACGCCTCTACCTGGACTCTCAGATGTTCGTAGCTCCCCGAAGTGAGCTTCCGAATTTCTTCGGTCGGAACAAAACTCGAAATGAGAGCCATTTCTCAGAACCTACTTGTCTATTTCCAAACTGTCAACGCTATAGACTTCATCTTCGTCGACCAGAAACCGCCTGATTCAACTCTCGAAGCATCGCTCCGAGTTCATGAAGTCTACCGGCTTGGAGCCGATCTCCTTTTAGAAGTTGATCGAGTTTCTCCTGAGCCCTCTTTTCGGACTCGCGATTTTGGCCCTCAAACAGCTGTTGCTCCCTGCCATAGAGTCGTCGCGGAGGAGTTGAGGGCTTCACAATAATCAGGGGTCCGCGAATCCGACTCTCTTGCGGTTTTGCAGTAGCCGCAGGAGCAGGCGCTGCCCCAGGTTGCGCCGGTTGACCTTCCTGACCCGGAGGTGCAGGCGGAAGAGACGCAGCCTGCATAGACTGAGCATCAATCTGTCCTGCGGTCTGTCCGGCAATACCAGCCTCCGCTACAGCCTTCCCAATAATGCTCTGCGCATTAGCCTGCGTGTACGCATCGCGCTCGGCGTCCTCATCGCGCTCTTTAAAGATGGTCTGAATCTCTTCATCGTTCATCCCGAAGACATTCGACATGATCCAATGCAGCGATACGAACTCCCGCATACGCGAAGCCAAGTCCGCTCGCGCATTCTTAACCTCCAACTGCGCCAGCTCAAAAATGGCGGAGGGAACAGTGAGGTGAACGTTGTACTCGACGGCCTGGGGGTCGATGTTGAGCGCCGCCAAATGGACGCGCGCGATTTTCGACATGCCGTTTCGAAGTTCGCGCTGGATGCGAAGAACAGTTCGAGCAAAACGAACGTCCTCACTCGATAGAATAGCGCGACTCGTACTCTCCGATTGAGCGAGATAGGCCTTCGGAATCTTGATAGCTGCGAACAGTTTGTCTCGGAAGTACTCGATGTCCTCCATGTGCTGCCAAGACGGAGCCCCGAGAACCTCAATTCGAGTCCCTTCTGCACCCTGCCGAACCGGAATGAAGAAGTCCTCGTCTTGCGACATCGGATCGAACTTCAAGTCCAGCTTGCCAGTGGTGGGGTTGACCCACTTCTTCTTCCGGTGTTGCTGACGAACTCTGTTGAGATAGGCCATCGCCTCGTTAGGAGGCAGGTCACCGATATCTACATAGAAGGCGTATCTCTCAGGTGCTCGCTGCAAGCGATAGATGAGAGCGGCGTCTTCAAGCAGCATAAGCCGCTTCCAAATCCACCGCGCAGGCTCCAGAACGGAGTACCCGTAGACAGACCGTCGATGCTTCCCTCGAAGACGAAAGTGCACCACTTCCCAGTCTTCGAGCGCTGAAATGCGGTCTCGGCCTCCTAGCCCTCCAGCTTGATCTGCACCACCCTGCCGCATTGCAGCGCGTGTAGACATGATTTGCTGAAACTCAGCCGGGCTGTAACCAAAGCGACCCTTGAAGTCTTGGACGAACCCATAGAGTTCCCCTCGCGGCCCTTCAATCCGCCGTACTGTTGGAGGAGCCAGGAAGTTGAGACCTCGTACACCTTCGTCGGTGACCAAGATCTCCTCGAAGTCGTTACCGTACTTGACTACGGTACGCGCGATTTCCCAGATCTCTTCATCCAACCGCAACTGGCGATGAAAGAGGTCATTGAGGATCTGCTC